CAGGTGAGTATAAACCATACAAATTCTTTGAAGGGTCACCAATGTCAAAAGGTATATTCCAATTTGATATGTGGGGATTAGATTATGAAGGATTAGGAGGAATGTGGGATTGGGATAGTCTTAAATTAGAAGTGTCTAACCACGGGGTTTGTAATTCATTATTTACTGCTCAGATGCCCGTAGCATCATCAGCGAAGATAACAGGTTCGTTTGAAATGACGGAACCAGCTCACTCGGCGTTATTTAATCGTCGTGTAGTTGGTGGTGAAATTTTAATTGTTAATAAATACCTAATTAATGATTTTGAAAAAATTGGTATTTGGTGTGAAGATTTGAAGAATGAGATTATTATGAACGAGGGTTCTATTCAGAATATTAATTTTAATCACTATCTTGACCCAGAAGAAAAGAATTACGCTAAAAAAGTTAAAAGAATTGAACATTTAATTCCGAAGTATAGAACTATTTGGGAGATTTCACAAAGAGAACTTATTGATATGGCAGCAGACAGAGCACCATTCATTGACCAATCACAATCGATGAATATCTATATGTCAAATCCAACGTTATCAAAAATTTCATCATCACACTTCCATTCTTGGGGTAAAGGTTTGAAAACTCTTTGTTATTATGTTAGAACAAAAGCGATATCAACCGGAGCAAAACACTTAGCGGTGGATATTTCAAAAGTTGGACAACCAAAGCAAATTGAGAAACCAAAAGTTGAATTAACACAAAAACCTTCGGATTCCGAGTTTGAGTGTTTCGGGTGTGGTTCTTAATCTTTTAATAATCGCGACATAAATCACGACAATCTGTCGTGATTTTTTATTTTAGGGGTATTTATAAAAAATAATCACGACATTATATTTATAGATATGGCAGATGGAATTACATACGGTCTAACTTTTCCTTTCAGAGATTCATTTGACGGAAAATATTTAGATTTATCAAGTTATAATGACCAAGAAATAAGGTCAAATTTAATTCATCTTTTACTTTCGAGAAAAGGTAGTAGATATTATTTACCTGATTTTGGGACAAGATTGTATGAATATTTATTTGAACCATTAGACGGTCCTACGTTTTCGGAAATAGAAACTGAGATTAGAGATGCTGCCGGTATTTATTTACCCGGAATTACAATAACAAATATTAGTATCACTGCGGCATCTACCGGGGATGAAGATAAAGGTAGTTATATTAATGATAATGATGAGAGAGTTTTTAGGGTTCCTAATATCTCAGATAAAGAACATACTGCAAGAGTTAAAATAGATTACACGGTAAATAACGATGTCTTCAATAGTAGTGACTTTGTAATTATTAATATATAAAAATATGGCAAATAAAAAAATATCCTATACAACTAGAGATTTCCAATCAATTAGAACGGAGTTAATTAACTTCACAAAAACATATTATCCTGATACCATTCAAAACTTTAATGACGCATCAGTTTTTTCTGTATTATTAGATTTGAACGCTGCGGTAACGGATAACTTACAATTTAATATTGATAGAAGTATTCAGGAAACGGTTTTACAATATGCGCAACAAAGGTCATCAATCTTCAATATTGCTAAAACGTATGGATTAAAGGTTCCGGGAATGAGACCTTCGGTCGCTTTAGTTGATTTTTCAATTACAGTTCCTGCGTTCGGAGATAAAGAAGATTTAAGATATTGTGGAATATTAAGACGAGGTTCTCAGGTTAACGGAGCCGGTCAAGTGTTTGAAACGGTTTATGATATTGATTTCTCATCGCCAACAAATGCTGAGGGATATCCTAATAGATTAAAAATACCTAATTTTGATTCGAACAACAAATTATTAAATTATACCATTACAAAACGAGAAACAGTTGTTAATGGAACCACTAAGGTTTTTAAAAAAGTTATAACACCAAATGATGTTAGACCATTTTATGAGTTATTCTTACCTGAAAAGAACGTCTTAGGGGTAACCAGTGTTTTATTGAAAGATAGTACTCAATATACTAATATTCCTTCGGCTCAAGAATTTTTAGGGTTAGACAACCGATGGTATGAAGTTGATGCTTTGGCGGAAGATAGAGTATTTGTTGAAGACCCTACTAAAGTATCTGATGCTCCGGGAATTAAAGTTGGTAAATATATCCAAACAAGTAACAAATTTATCACTGAATTTACCCCTGAAGGATTTTTAAAAATGACTTTTGGTGGAGGTAGTCAATCCGCGGACGAACAATTAAGAGAATTCGCTAGAGACGGATTCCAATTAAATCTATATAAGTATTCAAATAATTTGGCTTTAGGTAGTACTCTTAAACCAAACACGACTTTATTTGTTCAATACAGAGTTGGTGGAGGAACAGGTAGTAATATTGGTGTGAATGCAATTACACAAATTGGTACGGTTTCATTTTTTGTTAATGGACCGTCTGAAACAGTTAATACTACTGTTGTGAATTCATTAAGATGTACTAATGTAACAGCATCAATTGGTGGGGCTAATTTCCCGACAACTGAGGAAGTTAGAAATTTAGTTTCATATAATTTTGCGGCACAAAAAAGAGCGGTTACGGTTAATGATTATGATTCTATCATTAGAACAATGCCATCACAATTCGGAGCTCCGGCAAAAGTGGCGATTACTGAAAATAATAATAAAATAATTATTCAGATGTTATCGTACGACGAATCCGGTAAATTGACCGAGGTAATATCAAATACTTTAAAAAATAATGTTGCTAATTACTTATCAAATTATCGTATGATAAATGATTATGTATCAATTCAAAGTGCTAATGTAATTGATTTAAGTTTTAATATTGATGTGGTGTTAGATAACACTCAAAATCAAGGTACAGTAATTTCACAAATTATTAATATAGTAACAGAATATTTTGACCCGGCTAATAGACAGATGGGTGAAAATGTGAATATATCAGAATTAAGAAGATTAATTCAAAGTGAAAATGGTGTTATATCATTATCGGATATTCAAGTGTTCAATAAAGTTGGAGGACAATATTCCTCATCTCAAACCTCTCAAAGATACATAGATAGTACGACAAGACAAATAGGTTTAATTGATGATACCATATTTGCGGAACCTAATCAAATTTATCAGATTAAATATCCTAATAAAGATATTAACATAAGAGTTAAAAACCTTAAAACCGTCAATTTCTCTTAATAATTTATTTTGAAATATTATTAATTATCTTTTAAAAATAGTGTATAAACTATTTATTTAAAAAGATAAAATATGTCAAAATCATATAGAATAAGAACTCAACCCGGTGTTGATAAATCAGTTAAAGTTTTAATCGACCAAGAGTTTGATTATTTAGAGATTCTATCGTTAAAAATATTACAAAGTGATATATACACTCGACAATGTGCCGATTATGGTGTTATTGTTGGTCGTGTAAGTGTTAATAACGGATTTGGTATTCCAAATGCTAAAGTTTCCGTTTTCATACCTATTGATAGTGAGGACCAATCTAATCCTATTATATCTGAGTTATACCCTTATAAATCATTATCAGATTTAAATGATGATGGTTATAGATATAATTTACTACCTTATGTTAAATCATATAGTGCTCACGTTCCAACCGGAACATTTTTTACAAGAAATGATGTTTTAACTGACCCAACGTTAATCCAAGTTTATGACAAGTATTATAAATATAATGCGGTTACTAACGACAGTGGTGATTATATGATATTTGGGGTTCCTGTTGGGACTCATACTATTGTTTTAGATGTTGATTTATCTGATATTGGTGAGTTTTCTTTATCACCACAGGATTTAATTAGGATGGGTATTGCAACCGAGGCTCAAGTTTCAGGTACTAATTTTAAATCATCTAATAACTTAAGAGAATTACCACAAATAGTAACTGTTAATAGAACTATTGAAGTTGAACCATTGTGGGGTCAACCTGAAATTTGTAATTTAGGTATTACAAGAACTGATTTTGATTTAAGTGCTGAGGCAAATGTTGAAATTAGACCTACATCTATTTTTATGGGGTCAATAATTTCAGGGCCAAATAGTAGTGCGGTTTCAACGGGATGTAAACCACCTAGTAGGTCGGGTCATTTATGTGATTTAACCGCAGGTCCGGGGGAAATTTTAGCGATTAGACAAACAATTTTTCAAGATGAATTTGGAAGACCAATTTTAGAGAATTTTAGTTTAGAAGGTGGTGGTAAAGTTATTGATGAAAATGGCACTTGGTTAATCGATGTTCCAATGAATTTAGATTATTATGTAACTAATGAGTTTGGTGAACAAGTATTATCAAATGACCCTGAGAAAGGAATACCAACTAAAGGAAAATACAGATTTAAAGTTAAATGGTCTCAATCTCCGTCATTAAGTGAAACGACAAGAAGAGCGTATTTTTTAGTTCCAAATCTTCGTGAATATGATTCACCAAACGGTGATGAATCGTATGCGTTTAGTGTTGATTGGTATGATTACGCATATAGTGGAAGTAGTTATTTTAATCAAATAATACAAGATGCTATAGATTGTGAGGATAAATTTTATTTAATGCAATATAATAAAGTTTATACTGTATCACAATTTATTAATGGTATTAGTCGAGGTCGTGGTTCTGAACGATATATTGGTATAAAAAACATTTTAGATGAAACTTGTTCAGGATTAAATTATAGATTCCCAACAAATGATGGTAATTTTAAATTTGATATTCTATACATTATTTTTATGTTCTTTAGTGTTTTATTAACACCAATATTTTTTGCGTTATTATTATTATTACATATTTTATATTTTGTAGTTTGGATATTAAGAACGGTATTATTACCCGCGTTAGCAATTTATTATGCGATTATAGGTGTTGATACAATAATAGGTGCGTTTAGTTATGGGTTTGGTGTTGTATTTAGTGCCGGTGTTTTGGCTGCGGGTATTGCTTATTTATTATTAGCTGCGTTTATTGTTTTAGTGATTATCTTATTATTTAAAATAAAATTAACAGGTATTAAAGTACCTATTTTAACATATCCGGAATGTGATTTATGTAATTGTAGCCCTGATTCAGAAACTGATGAAAATATTGGAGAAGGTGTTGGTGCACCATCATCTAATACTCCTGGTAATAAAGTAATTCCTTGTGAAAGTATTAAATCTAATACTGATATAACGTCAGTTTCATTATCACCGGGTTTATTAAGATTATTTAGTAGTGAAACTTTTGAAATACCTGTTTACGGACCTTCAAACCCAAATGGTTTTAGTTCCTCAAAAGCGAGAATTTATAATCAAAATTTAACAGGGATTATTTATGATTTACAATTTGCAACCAATAATATTGGTGCTCCTTATTTTGCGTTTGATGGTCAATTAGGTGGTGGTAATCCTGATGATAGATGGATTTATACTACAAGTTTACCTATGGCGGATAGAATTAACTTATTTAATGTTAAAGCAAAATATTTTAATAGTGGAACAACTAATCCGGGTGGTGGTGTTAATATTATATCGGTCAATTTTAATCCGCAACAAAATTCTTATCATACCGATAATACAATAGTTATTCTTTGTGATAAAGATACTGTGAGTAAATTATCTGCGGGACAATTAATTTCGTTTCAAAATCCAACGATTAGTAACGATATTAATGTTACCGGAGGGATTATGAATGTATATGGTAATAATGCAATTACAGGTGTTACCACAACAGGTTTAACTAATATTAATCTAACGTATGCTAATCCTAACGGTTCCGGAAATCTGAATATAACTTATTCAGTTAATATTACTGCGAATACTACAAATAATTTTCATAAGTTCCCAACGGACATTGAATATTTCCAAGTTATAACAGGTATGACATATAATACATTTACAGGATTATGTCAAAGTAATATTTCAGATTCGTTAAATGATAGATACATCTCCAACAAAATGGTAATGGGACAATCAAGTTATGAAGGAAACTATAAACGTTCTCGAAATATTGATTTTACCCCAATAGAGTTAATAAAGGATTATGGTGATATATGTGTATTAATATTAAATAGAGGTGTTGACCCTTATACTCCTAAAATACCAATATCATATGGGTTAGGTAGATTATTCGGTCGAGTTAATTTAAATGATGTTAAAGTTACCGGTAATTACTATATGAATATTCCAATTCAAGGGTCATATAAAAATATTAGTCATTTAAGTTCAGACTTAGGTGGTAGTAATTTAGGTGTTGACACATATAGTGGTCAAAAATTGTATTTTAATTCATTTTCATATAAACCACAAGACCTGACTATCTTGAGTCAATTAACGGGTTATACAAGTGGTCAACCATATGTTTATACCGGTGCAACAAATTCAGGATACTCAGGATTTAACTCTAATTTAATTAGTTATTATTCTAGTATGGATAATAGGTCTTTAAATTACTTAGCTCAATGTGGTGGTAATGTTAATAATGTTATTCCTATGGATAATCGTGTTGTTAATGTGGATAACACCTATGGTTTAAAAGTTAGTACTCAAAATGAGTTTTGTATGAGGGTTTATCCTGAATTATATACCACATTTGGGTCTGATTATGTTAATATCATAGTTCCAAATATCACATATTCGGCACAAACCTCTCATAATCAAGGGTATTTCCCTAAAGAAATCATTGAAGGTGGTCCGGTTATGTATACTAATATTTGTTTAAACCCAAGTACTTGTGGTAGTAATAATTTTTATTTTGATGGTGATATGACAGGTCCATATTATGACGTTTCAACATACCCGGGGTCAATTACATCAAATTATTATACTCCAATATATAATACAACAGGAAATACATTATCATTTTCATCCGGTCTTAACGGTAATCAAATTGTTATGAGAGGTGATAGATTACCAACATCAACAAATGTTGAAGAATATTGTTGTAATGGTATGATTTTACAAAAAAACAATGACTTTCAAATTTACTTAATTCCTGAGGATGGAATTTTAAATATTAGTAGTAGTCCCGGTACAACAGGTAGTGCTGGTTCAGGTGATTTAGATTATGTTTATCAAGATTATGCGGGGTCAACAGGTATAACTAGAGTATTTGATTCATTTACTTGTAATGGTTCAACAACTATAAGTTGTTATGGTTGTGGTAGTCCAATACCGGGTAGTATCAACAGTACAATTATGTTAAATGACGGAAGTTGTAGAGAATGTTTAAGAAAGACTATTTTTGAATATGGTTGTTATAAGTTTGTTACTACAATATTCTTATCACTTGGTTGTGACATTTCAAATATGTTTGAATGGATTGCAAGAAATATGGTAATGTTAGGTGCGTGTAGAAATGTATTCTCACATAGATTTATAAATAATTGGGTAAATGGTACGTTATATGCTTTTCCAATAAAAACTGAAGTTAAAGGGTATTCAAGTCCGTTGGATAATCCTCCGAATTTTCCACAAATGAGTTATTGTCATAGTACGGTTAAATTTCACGGTCAAACTAAGAATTTTTATTATAAATCTACAAAATATGATATGGCCACCGGAGAATATAAATTAGACGGGGGTAATATAGGTTTCCCAACTACGATTATGGATTTAGGACCACGAGCAGATTTTCTACAAGAATTAGTAATGTCGGATGAATATGATGGTTATGTGGTTAATAGATTAGATTCATCTTCATTTGGTACTGTTGATGACATCCTTAACTTATTTATTGTAGGTCGTTTTATGAACAATTCATTTTTGGAAAATATGTTGGGAGGGTTTAATGTGTTGGCTTATTTTTCTAATAGTAGGTCAGGGACTAAATGGCAGATTGATGCTGATTATGCGCAGCTAATATCTATTAATTCCGAATTAGGTGTTGCTCCATTTTTACCGGGTAATTATACTGATAATCCAAATCCTATGGAACAAAACCCAATATTTTTTGATTGTGATAATGTGATGGGAATTTTCTTTTCTTCCGATACTCAGGTTAGAGATTATATATCACCAAAAAGAACAATTATAAATCCATCGGCAACAACAACAAGTAGTTGTTCTTTTAATAATTTCCCTATCTTTTCACAGAGGGTACCATTATCTCAATGGGAAATATCAACAGACCCAACAAATTATGGTGGGAATGATTCTATTTTTGGACGACAGTTTAATAATTGGAATTTATCTTATACCGGTTCTGTTTATTCTCATAGGTATCAATCTTTAGATAGATTAGATTCACAATCTAGATATATGAGAACCGACGGGAACACACAAACACAATACCAAAAAGGTCATATATATGCGGTTAAAACGGACCCTATTACCGGTGAAGTTAATATTACTGCAAAACCTCAATATTGGGATGGGAATAATCCATTACCAAAATTGATTACGGTTGGTGCTCCATTTCATTTTTATTTTGGGTTAAGACGAGGGGCTTCGTCCTTTGATAGATTTAGAACTAAATGGATAAATACGAATAATGTTACAAATTAATATGGAGGATATAAGAATAGTTTTAGGGTCTTTACGATATAAAACAGCTACGAATACGGATTTATCTATACCCACACCATTAATTCAAAATTCTAAAAATATCCAAGAATTTGATAGAAGTATTGATGTTAATTTGTTACAGGTATTTGATGATGAAAGACAAAAATCAACAATATTTAGACCCACGTGTAAATTTCAATTATTATATGAAAACGCATATACTGGGTCAACAAATTATACCCCGTTAGAAAATAATTTGTATTATATAAATGAAACTCAATCATTATTAGACCAATGTGTTGCTAATCCCGATGCGGTTAGTTGGCAAGGGTTTGTCCAATATCACGAATTTGATTTTATTAGAAGTGATTATAATGTTAGTGGTTATACTCAACCACCAAATAATCATATTAATTTTATATCAAAAAGTGCCTCAACATATAATTGGAATTTTTTTATCAGTTATCCTTATAAAAATATAGATAAAAAATTAACATATTTTGACCCAAAAAAGATTAATGGGTCGGGATATTATAGTTGGAATGCAATTAACGGGATTCCGTTTATTATTAATACGGGTTCAATAACAATAAATGGTAATAGTGTAATTCAATTTAGATGTCCGGTTAAACATAATTTAAGTGTTGGTGAATATGTTAAATTAAGTATTTCTTATAATGGTGAGGATACTTATCAAGTATTTGAATTAGGGAATGGTGAACCTGGTACGGATGAATATATTTTTAATTTGTTTAATATAGGTTTTAGTGGTTCTACGTTTAATGGGGGTGTTAGTGGTACATTTAAAAGAATAATCAATAATGATAATCCTAATGACACAATATCTAAATATTATGTATTACAACATAAAATATTATCAAATGTTGACGATTATGTTTTAGTAAATTCAGGATTTGAACGAAATATATTTGGTTATAATAAAAAATTTGAAAGTCCGGTGTATACCCCAAATAAGGTTAAACGGGTTTCATTTAAAGAAGGTTCACAGTCGTATACTTTATCGTTTAATAAAGATTTTGATATTAGTTCACTTCGAGATAATCAAAAAAGACCAATTAGTGAATTATATGTAACAACAATATGGAAAGGTTATTTTGGTTTAATGTTTGGATTACAAAATCTTATGGGTGATTACGTTGGATTAAAAGAAGGTTATGATTTTAACTTACCTTTAGATGATTTCAATAAACCTATTCAATGGTGGTCTGTGGATAATTCCGATTCAAATTTTGTTGGTGAAAATAATACACCTTATCCGGTATTAACAATGACACCAGCAACTCCAACAACGTATATGTTTAAATATATGGAATCATTAAAAGAAGGTGATGTTTTAGATGGTGGATTTTATGAGTGGAATGATTATGAACAAAAAGAAAGATTAATTAGTGATATTAATCATAAATTCACTTTTAATCCGTTTGTTTTTAATATTTCAACAACCGATAATAACTCAAATCAAATGGGTTATTATTATAAACCACATAATAAAATAAAATTAAGGGCTTACTCAGATTATTTGGAAACAGGGAATGTTAATAACATTGTGGACGTTCCTGATTACGCTTATTACTCAACAACCTATGGTTCATTTATTTGGAGGGACATTTATACATATGGTTTTAAAGATGTAAATAAAAATGGTGTTGATTATCCATTTTTAAATGGAAAACATTATCCTTATGAAAATTTTATTTTTAGAATAATACCGGAAGGGACTAATTATATAGAAAGTAGTTTAAATAATTATGCAACTCTTTATGGAGCTGCTCAACCAACAAGAGACGATTGTGAATAATAATAAGTACACTTTTACCTTACCAAAAGGTGATGACAAATATATTAACATACCAATAGAAATTAAATGGGATTTTATTGGTCAGGATGATGCTATAGAAGAATATCAAGAACAAGTTGTAGAAGAAATTGTTGGTTTCCCGGGGGATTTTGAAATTTTGAGATTTGCTCACGATTCATATGAAAATGAAACAAAAACCGACATTAAGTATGATTTTCATTT